AATTAATATTTCAAATCGTACCAAGGCTGCATTAACAAGATTAAAAGCAGAAGGTAAATTGTTAGGCAATCGTACTAACTTAGATGTAGTTAGAGTTAGAGGTCATGAAACTTCTAAGGCTAATGCAAATCAGTACGCAAAAAATATTTCAGAAATTATTTCTGGCATTAGAGCTACGGGCATCAGTACATTGTCTGGTTTAGCTAATGCCTTGAATGATCGTGGTGTTAAAACTTACCAGGACAAAGTTTGGTACCCTACAACAGTTAAAAATGTCCTAGAAAGAGTGGAGGTATAATATGTGGTCTAGTATTGTTCATGTATTCAAGCAACAGTTCATGACTAAAGTGAACACAGAAGATAAACAATGTGTTTACAAAATGAGTATTAAAGAAATCTTAATAGGTGTTGTAGAGATGATTGCATTTTTATTTTGTCTTGCAGCTTTGATAGCAGCAGTAGTAGTTGGCTGTGTCATGGTCGACAGTTGTTATTATTATTATGTACCAGGAGGATTTTAATATGAAAGATAGTGGTAGAAAAACTTCTTACAAAAGAAAAGAATTAGGTGCCAGTACAGTTGGATCTTTGATCCCTGGCATAAAAGGTTTCAAAACTCCTAACGAGGTTTTGGAAGATGCTCTAAATGAGTATCAAGGGAAGGAGGCTAAGAATGACTTAGCTAACAATCCAAAGGTTAAGGCTGGACAAGCATTGGAACCAGTCATAACTCAAATGTTTGTCGATGAGTTACAATCCATAGCAATCGATCAGAAGGCCAAATTTAAAATCTCTGTTCCGGAGAAGGCCAACTTGTACTCATTAGACAATGGGAAACTCGGCAGTTCTTTAGATAATCTTTTAACTATTAAAAGTGGTAAGATTGAATTGACTGATCACAACAAATCAACAATGGTTCTTTCAGATAGTGGTCCAGTTGAAATCAAGAATTACTCTGGATCTGCCGATGATCCCGTATACCCATTAAACATTTATCAATTACAACAGCAGATGCTTTGTACTGGATCTACCTGGGGCATCCTAGTTAGATTAGTTAAAGGATGGGAGTTGCAATGGTTTGTTTATCAAAGAAATACTGAGATGTGTAATGACATCATTAATGCAGCTACAGATTTCTGGAATAGATTTGATGGGATCTTAGAAGGTAAAGACTATTGGTATCCACCAGAGACTACTGAAGAGGCATCCAAGATCTACAAAGGTAATGGAAATCTAGATCCAGTAAATATGGATGGTAACAATATGTTATCTGAATTGATTGAGGAATATATCAACGCAGATAAAACTTATAAGGATGCTAAAGAAAATAAAGATGAGGCATCTAAGGCTATAAAATCTATCATGAAGGATCATGAGGTAGTTTCTTTTAATGGTTTTATAATTAATCATAAGACTATGAGTAGAAAAAAAACCAAGATGGTAGAAGTACCTGGTGCTGATCCTATTGTCATGAGGAGGTTTAGTATAAAGGATGCAAGATGATTTCCAATGGTTCAATGCTTATATCACAGCTCGTAAACTCACAGCTAAAATGTTGCGAGAAAAAATTTTACAGAAAACTGGTTTTGATATTGAGCAGCAGTTCCTGGAAGAGATCATTGAAGTCATGGGCCAAACAGCATTTGAGTTCATGCAATTACAAAACAAAGTATTAACAATCAATGTCATAAAGGAGGACATAAAAAATGACACAACAAGAAACGAAAGAGACGAAGGAGAAGATGACGATGAAGAACCAACACAACACTAAATCAGTTGTTGATGCTCTCTCACAATTTCAGAGTGAGGCTAACGCAGCAATTAAATCTAGTAAAAATCCATTCTTTAAATCTAACTACGCATCACTAGAAGATGTAATAGCTGCTGCGAATGAAGGTGCTAAGTATGGATTGGCATTTACTCAATGCATAGACTTTGAGAAGGATGTACTAGAGGGAGCTGTAGTTCCTACAATGTATGTAAGGACCAGTCTAATGCATAAAGATAGTGATACAGTTATAACTTCAAGGTACCCGGTGGTTCCAAAGAATAATAGATACGATGATAGCCAGGCCCTTGGATCTGCTATTACTTATGCAAAAAGATATTCACTCCAGGCAATCTACGGATTACCAAGTGAAGATGATGATGGTAACTCAAATACTCATAACGAAAAAGTTATGGCTGATCAAAAAAGAAAGATGACAGTCTGGGTTAACAGTATCAAAACTTCTGTAAAACAAACTCTTCAGAATAAAGAGATGACTGATGCAGAAAAAGTCCATGACTTAATTGCTTTAGAAAAAGAAAACAAAGCAGCATTCGAAAAGTTAATGGATCTAGATAAAGGTCAATGGGATATGCTTATGCATTATATCGTTGATGAAAAAAAGAAATTAGGAGGTATATCAAATGACACTAATGCTGACTAAGAAACAACTTGAGATCTTTGATTTCATAACTGATCATATAAAAAAACATAGAGTACCACCAACTCTAAGAGAGATAGCTAAACATAAGAAGTGTGTTCACAGTAATGTGCATAGAATGTTAAGGCTGCTTGAGAGAGATGGTTACATCAAAGTGCATCCAGCTAGACCAAGAGGAATTGAGGTATTGAAAGATGGCTAAGGTTTATAAATCTCGTTTTAGTAAATGGTTTGTAAAAGAATTGATTAAGGCATTTGATGGGGAGAATGATGTAGTTGTAATTACATTTGATCAACACGATAGTGAAGGTCATCCTCATCAGAAGTTTTATTCAGCAGATGATATTGATTTAGAAGTTATGCATAAGACAGCTACAATTAATATCAGACCATATGAGGAATACTGGATTGAAAAACACAAAGAAAAAATAGAAATAGAGTTGCTAAAAAAACCAGAAGAGAATACTACTGGTAATTAATGAAGTTCATTTTGGCATATACACTCTGCTCAGCTATAACTGGGTTATGTAATAATACTATGCTCTATCCAGTTGAGTATAAGAGTTGGTCAGAGTGTGCCATTGGTGGTGCCAATATAACAATAGAGCTCAATCAAAAATATTCAAAAGAATTTTCTGAAAAAAAACTGTACCTAAATTACTTTTGTAATGAAGTTCCTATAGAAAAAACACCAGCTTAGAGAACAAATAAAACACTTTCCGTTTAAATCCAATATAAAGCTCATACAGAGACTTTAATTATTTGATGACAGATGTATCGGATTAACCCTTTAACATAGCTCTATGGGCCTCTCTGATGGCCTTTTGAGACTGTTTATCAAAGACTTCTAATGGATATACATTTCTGTCTCCATAGCCTGGATCTGGATCTAAAGAGTAGGATGAGAAGGTTCGGACATATTCTTTTCCGTTCTCTTCAAAGACATCATAGAGATATGCCTCAGTAATTATTGTAGCACATTTAAGTTTGTTAAATTCTGTATCACCTTCGAGTGTACTCAGACCTACAATATCAACCCAAGTTAATTTTAAGAAAAAATATTTTTGGTTATCGATAGTAACTGATTTCATTTCTTCTTGTTTCTCTTCTTACAGTTGGGCCAATCAAATGTTAAAACATCATCTACTTTTTTAAAACAATCATCTATCCAGGCAAAGAATTTATAAATAAGTCTATCAATCATACACGACCTTGTCCTTTGTATCTTGATTTTTTAGAGCTCAACTTTTCACTTTTGTTTTTTGATTTCTTGTGAACCCCTCTTCTCTTCTTTGGTTTTTCTCTTGGTATAAAATGAGTAAACTTTTGTTTAGCCATTACACAATCTTACCGGTCCATCTTCCATGCTTGTCCATTTGCATTGGAAATATTACTGGCTGTCCATCAATGACAGCTCCAGTAGAAATAATAAATCTCATTCTAAAGTTACGGGCATATTGGAAGGCGAGGCTGGACTGCTTTGTAAGACATCCTACCTGGAGGGACCACACTAACTGTGATGGATTACTAAAGTATTGTATTGCTGCTTTTGAATGGAAGTGTCCCTGGATTGTATGGCATCCATACTGGAGACTTAGCTTGAGGCCATCGGCTGCTAAACCATGCGAGGCAAAAACTTCTGTACCATCTGATAATTTAAATTTAATATCGTCTACCCATTCCCATCCTTTACCTACTTGTAAAAATTCATTGTAATGTTTTAAGTAAGCTCTAGGCATTCCATGTTTCAGAGCTCTTCTGTATATTAATGATGAGTGATTAGAATGTAGGAGTGTCATCTTTGGAAATATTTTTTCCAGGTCATGCATAACTTTTCTTGCCATCTTTAATTCATCACCGGCTGATGGAAGATCCGGATCGCTTTCCCACATAGACAATGCGTGGGCATCGCATTCATCCCCCACATTCAAAACAAAGTCCGGTTTAATTTTTTTCTTAATAGCAGCAAGAAAGTCCAGAGCATCTGGATGTTGCCAGGGTGCGTGTAGGTCAGATATTACAAGAACACTAGAATAACCTTTAGCCATAAAATTCATCTTTAACCCATTGCTCTACATCGAACCCAGGACAGTTTGGTTTGTTAGGTTCAACATCACAATGGCCGATAATTTTCAAATCATCTCCATACATATCTTTAGTTGTATTAATTAGATTATGCAAGGTAATAAATTGTTGCTCTGTAAAATTATCTCCTCTACCGACAAGACAGATCCCAATGCTTGATGCATTCACAGCTACAGCATGAGCTCCTTGCATTCTTAGATCTCTTCCGGGTTCCAACTTTCCAGATCTAGTTATCACCCAATGATAACCTATGTCATCAAATTTTCTTTCTTCTGTGTGCCATTTACGAATTGTCTCTGCACCAATATCCATATCCTCTGGAGTATCAGCACAATGTATTACTATTGTGTCTGTTGTGTTTCTTTGTTTCATTAATTAGCCTTTCCGATTATTTTATTTATTCTTGTTTTACCAAACTCATCTACATAAATTTCTGCCTCTACAAAATCACAAGTGTAGTTATTACCTTCATATCCATATCTAACTATTTCTCTTTTTGTCTTGAGACAGTCTGAAATACTATCTTTATAAGTATGCTCTATAAGATCTCCACCCATCCAAAGACATAAACTTATTACAGCTTTGACCATCATTAGTGAGCTCCATTCCCGTTACTAAATTTTATATCTCTTGTTTGGTCTTTCAATTTCTCTACATCTTTTTTAAGTTTCTCTATTTCTTTTTCAAACATCTCAAGCATGACACCGGTGTGAATATTTTGATCTAATAATTTTTGATGTTTATCTAATCTACCAGACATAAATTCTAATAATAAAAATTGTTCTTGGTCTATAGGTTTCTGAGCTGATGCCTCTAGGAGATCTTGCTGCTGTAGTTTGTCAGCAGTCTCTAATAAATTAAGTCTTTCAATAATGCCAAAATAGGCCCAGACACCTATCGCTACAGCCCCGGCAATCGCAATTAAATTTCTTATAGGTAAGGCTACGGATGTTTTGTCTGATAGTTTCATATACCCTGGAGCCTCGGATCTTTAGATGTAATATTCTTTTTAGCTTTGGGCCTAGCAATACTGTCAAGACTTCTTTTACGAAGTTGTGCTTTTGCTGATGCCTCTTTTTTCTTTTCATCAATTTGTTTTTTTAGGTCCCACTTAAAATTCATTTCTTATCTATTTTCTTTAACTTCTCAAAAGATCTAGCTCCGGTTAATCCTAACAAGGCAAACAATGTAGTCATCAATACATCGCTAGGCAAGGTAGGTAAGTTTATTGGATTGTTTGTTATAGCTCCATACCAAGTAGTAATAGGTATGACTAAGAATTGAAAACCAAATGCCAGGACACAGATCCATGCAAGTGTGGGCCTCCATAATCTTTGTACCCAGGACAACTTGCCAATAGCCTTTGCATCTTCTCTATTTATTTTTGCTTGTTCTTTGTCTACATCGACAAGAGCTTTTAATAATTCTTTTTCTAAATCTGCTTTGTGTTTTGCAATTTTGTTTTTATCTGGAACCAACTCAACAGCTTTGTTGAGAATAGGTAACAGAGCTGTCAATCCCTGGATCATTGTATTCTCCTAACTAAATTTTAATAATTTTAAAATACCAATAATAGCTGTAATTAAAGCACCCACATAGAAGATCACTCTAAGACCACCTTTACCCATGGCTACTTGCTGCTTTAATTCTGTAATGTCTTTTGTATTTTGTTCTAAGTCTTTGTGAATGTGTTCTAGTTTTTCATTGATATGTTTTAATGTAATGGAAGTTACTGTAGGTCTATGAATTGTAGTTTTTTTTCTGGAAATCTTTTGCATTACACAGCATACCTTATTACTATAATTCCATCTGCACCGGCTGTAGGATTATATAAGTTAGTTGCTCCACCACATCCTCCTCCACCAGATCCAGTATTTTGAGTTGGACTTGTAGGAGCAGTTGTATCTCCAGCACCATTACCACCAATGCTAGATCCACCAGTACCTCCTACATTATTAAAGGTACCATTACCACCTCCAGAGCCACCCCCACCTCCAGCAGCATAGTATTGATTACTTCCAGTTCTATAATTATTTTGAGAACCAGCACCTCCGTTACCACCACCAACATTGGTTCCGTCATTTCTCCAATTTCCACCAGTAGCAGAGGCTCCTCCTCCACCACCTCCAGCAAATCCAGTTAGACTAGGGTATTCACTTGGACTGTTTGGTGAAACTCCAAAACCTTGCCCTCCATTATTACCTTGTGATGGACTTGTTGATGGAGTATTTCCAGATCCAACTATAGTTGGGTAATCATATCCAGCACCACCTCCAGAACCTCCATCTCCTACTCTACTTCCATTTTGACCAGTTCGAGCATCACCTCTACCACCACCTTGAGCTGAGTAAGAATTAAATGTAGTATTACCTCCATTTGAAGATAACACTCCACCAGGATCAGCAGAAGTACCAGCACTTCCACCTCCTCCGACTGTTGCAGCAAATGAACCAGCAGTTAAAGACATTTGAATAGTTCTAAAACCTCCGGCTCCTCCACCTCCACCTCCAGTAGATGAGACTGTTGTATGTGCAGCACCAGCTCCTCCACCACCTACTAATAATACATCAACTGTTTTATTAGAGTTTAATGTAAATGTTCCACTAGATAAGAAAGTGTGAGAAACATAATCTGTTCCACCAATATTATAAGTTTGAGTAGTACCACCAGTTGCTATTGGTTGCTCAACTGTGATTGTGTATTGTCTTGTTGAGGTGTTTGTTCCATCACTTGCTGTAACTGTAAATGTATAAGTTGTAGTTGAAGTTTCTGCATTTGCTGTTCCAGACCAAGTACCATCAGAATTCAAAGTTAATCCAGTTGGAATTGTTCCAGAAGTTACAGAGAAAGTAATACTGTCTCCCTCATCATCTGTTGCTGTAACAGCAGTTAAATTTGATGCAGCTCTGTCAATATCTTCTAATGTTCCTAAAGAACCACTAGCTACTGAAAATTCTGGTGAGGCATCTATATTAAAAGCATCTTCTAAAGTATTAGCAAGACTAGATGCATTTATTACTTTAACATCAAAAGGTTCATTATCACTTGTTACAGTTGCTGGTACCTGGGCTGTGATTTGAGTTGATGAATTAGTAGTCACACTTGGACTTGAATATTCTGTTCCGTCAGCACCAATAAATTTTACAGATGCACTATTAAAACTCGTTCCAGTAATAACCAAGTTTGTTGGTAAAGTGCTACTTTCAATATTTGTTTTATCTACACTTACAATAGAAGGTGGTGTATCAACAATTTTAAAAGCAGTACCATCATAGTATTCAGCTAATCCTAAATCAGTATTAAATCTAATTTGACCTTGCGTAGTACCTCTTTGAGCTGTAGTACCCTTAGCAATTCTAGTTCCTTCAGTACCAGTATCGGTAATGTTTTCAAATTTAAAGTCAGCAATATCTCTCGCTTTAGTCATTCGTTACCTCCACCCATCCCTGGGTATTATCACTTTGATATAATTCTTCATTCCATTCATAGTTCCCTGTAGTTGGTTTTACAATAGGAGGTTCCCATAAACAAGTTGTTTCATTGAGTACCCAAGATGCAAAAGGTTTTTGTGGAATAAATGCATCTCTTGTTTTATCGTAAGTATAACCAACACCAGCAAAGTTTTTTCTTAATGGTGTTCCTCCTAATTTATGTACACCTCCAACTGTATTGTAAGATGTTTGAACCCATTCTCCTGGTGTGTCATCAATAAAAGTTGCAAAAAATTCTGGTTCAGCAACTATTACATTAACTACTTTACCATTTTTTACTTTTGCATAATGAGCCATTATTTATCCTTTCTATAAAGCTGTTGTGTCATAAGCAATTAATACTATACCAGATCCACCAGATCCAGAAGATGTGCTACCATGACCGGCACCTCCTCCACCTCCAGTATTAGCATCTCCATTTTCAAATGTACCACCATTAACACCTTCAGAGTTTCCACCTCCTCCAAGGCCTCCAGCAGCACCAGTTAAATTATTTGTCATGCCTGTATCTTCACCACTAGAACCAGCACCTCCTCCACCGAAGTATCCACTTTCACCTAAACTTGTTCCAAAAATAGACGAGTAATCTGTGCCATCACCACCATCATGAGCAGATGGAACATCACCAGCAACTTGATGAGTATCAAATCCAGTTTGAGATTTACCTCCTCCACCTCCACCACCTCCGGTTTGATCTCCTCCTTGACCTCCAGCATTACCTTGTCCAGTTGTACCAGCACCCCCTACAGTTCCAGATCCTCGGCCTCCTCCACCAGAACCACCAGGTCTACCATCATAACCTGTACCTGCTGTATTAGAGAAAATTGCTCCTCCACCACCACCAATAGCAGTTTGTGAAAAAGCAGTAGTGTTAGATCCATCCGATCCTAAATTTTCATTGGCACCACCAGAGCCTCCAGCACCAATAGTTATTGTGTATGATCCAGTAGCAAGAGTGTAAGATGTGTTATAAATAACTCCTCCAGCTCCACCACCACCACCACCTCTTGTGGCATTAAAGTAAGAGTTACCAGCACCACCACCTCCAGCAGTTACTAAGTAATAAGATGATGTTGAAAAACCAGAAGGAACAGTCAATGTTCCAGAAGATGTAAATGCGTGAACACGATAATTACCATTATTAGATATTGATCCACCAGAAGGCAATCCAAAAACAGTAACAGTTTGAGTATTACTTGATGCAAAATCACTATTGGTTACTTTAATACTTATAACATCACCACTTGCTGTAACACTATTTAAACCCGATGGTGTTGTTACCGATGCAGATGTGTCAGAAGTTGGAGTAACAGTTTGATTATAGTCAGTACCACTTCTTGTAAAAGTAACTATTAAATTACTAGCTAAAAAGTTTGTGCCAGTTAGAGTTAATGTTGATTGTAAAGTTTCATAAATTGTTCCAGTAACATTTGTTAATGTAGGAACAGCAGATGCAATTTTTAACCAATTAGAACCATTAGAAAAGTAAACTGTATCATCATCATTGTTGTATCTAATATGACCTTCTGCTGTAGATGCTGTTGGTTCTTGTGCAGTTGTACCTCTTGGTAATCCAAAACTTTCAGTATTACCAGTTAAGTCTATTGTGTTTCCGTTACCATCCAAGTCACCACCTAATTGTGGAGTAGTATCTGCTACCAAATTTGTATTAACTGTACCCCAGGATGAGTTAGTTCCATCAGTAGTTAAGAACTTACCAGCATTACTTGTTTGTGTTGGTGTAATCTCATCAAAACTTTTTGGTACAAAATTTGTTCCATCGTATCTTAGTAAATCATTAGTTGCTAAACCAGTTGTCTGTACATCATTAGCATCATTAATAGAGAAGTTTGTTAATTCAAATGTTCCGTAGGCAATGGCCTCTAAAATATCATTCGCAGCAGCTCCAGAATTTAATATAATGCTGGTCCCGTTGGTAGCGACATAGTCATTGGATGCACCCGAAACTAACTTCACTCCGTTTAGGTACACATCCATGAACCCACTATCGTAGGCCAAGGTATTTGTATTATCATCAGCTCCAGTAAATGTTGTCTGTGATGCAGTAGCAGTATACTTAAACCGAGCAGCAGTCCCATTCACGGCAGACGCAGCAGTAATCCAACCGGATGACGAGTAGACTTTCATGACCGAATTTGCTGTGTCGAACCATAAATCCCCGATGTCCAAACTTGTTGTAGGCTGACTTGCAGAGATACGATAAGTCTCAGCAAAATTATTTACATTAGAAAGATTTGATGCAACTGTTCCAATATTATTAGATCCAGATAAATCAGCAGCTACTGTTCCTATTGTATTAGATCCAGATAAGTCTGTAGCGACTGTGTTAATATTTGTCGAGTTAGCATTAACAGCATTGATGTTAGCAGAATTTGAATTCACAGCACTAACAGCAGCATCAATATTTGCGACAGCCGTTACATCAGCCTGGATCCCAGCTACAGTTGAAATATCTGCTGCATTGTTAGCTAAAGTTGTTAAGCCACTTGTATTAGCAAGTGTTGTAATATCAGCAGAGATATTTGCTAAAGTAGAAATATTATTAGTAGGTGAAATCTCACCAGCGACTGTTGTAATGTTTGCAATGTTTGTACTATCACCAACTGTTTGAATTACTCCAATGTTCGTTCCAACAGTATCAATCTCAGATACAGCCTCATTTAAATCATTCGCAACTGTTTCAACTTCAGAGACAGCCTCGTTCAAATCATCGGCTACTTTGATTACATCATTAATGTTAGTTGCTACTGTATTGACTGAATTTATATTTGTTGCCACAACCCCAATATCGGTTTCGTCAGCAGCTACTGTTTGTATTTCAGATGAAATACCAGCTACTGTAGAAATATCAGATGTAATTGATGCTAATGTATTTAAGTTTGCAGTTGTTGGTCCAAGCTCTAATCCAGTACCATTACTGTCATATGAAATAACTCTTGATGCATTGTTAGCTGGTGTAGCATCGTAAGGCCAATAGATAGGACCAGATGTTCCAGATCCAGTTACTGTTCTAGGTGTGCTTGGTTTTAATTGTAAAGCTCTGTCAGTTATTTCTTTAATCTGTTGTTGTCTAATAACAACATTATCAAATTCTGTTTCTAGTGTTACTGGATTGTTCGCCTGGCCAACTTGAAATACTGTTGTTCTAGATAATGGTTGATCACCAATAATAGTAATTAGATCTCCATTAGCTGGTGTGTAATCATCTCCACCAATTCCAGAGTTATCTATAAATGTAATAGATCCAGTACCATCTGCATTTAGTGTTGCGTTATAATTAACACTATCAGTTTGTAATGCATCGTTTTTATATACTTGTAATTCAGATGCAGCATTGACCTGGAAGTTAAAAGCATAAGGACCAGCCTGGCCAGTAGATGTATACTGAGCTCGTCTTGCTACTTCGTTAATATCAAATGTTGCCATTATTTGCTACCAGTCCTTTCTATTTTTGCATCAATATTCATGATAGCTGTTTCTAATTGAGGATAAAGAAGAACAAGCTCCTTATTAGCTTTCTCAATATATTTTTGTTTCACACCCTCAAGCATATCTAATTGTTTACCAAGCAATGGACCACCAGGTGCATTCTGGTATTTTAACCATGTTGTACTATTCATTTTCTCTTGCATTTCAGATAACATAGTTTTGCCATTATATTCTTTGTTCATTAAAGTAATTAGAGTGTGGTATTGTTCACCATCCATAGCAATGTATCTTTTAAATTTTTTAGATGGCATTGACATACCTAGGCCATGAGTTTGTAACCAATCATCAATTTGATTGTATCCTTGCTTATGTAAAATCTTAATAGGATTAATTATACCTTGCTCTGGTCCTACCATTTCTTCACCCCATAAATTTAATGCTGGTTTTAAATCTGGATTAAAGAATGGACTTTGTCTGTGGATCTTATTTAAATTTTTATAAAACTCTCTTACTAATAATGGAATGTCTCCACCATCTTCTCTAGCACCCAAACCAAAGATACCAGCATCTGCTTGATCTGGTGAAATCATCGTGTCGTAAATTTTAGGATCTTGCATTCTAATTAAATAATTAGAGAATGTACCCGTTGGGTTAACAGCTACTCCGTATGTTGCATCCATAACTTGACCAACAATCGCACTCATACCATTTATAAATTTTGTTTCATCATCACCACCCAAACCATTAAATGCTTTTGATATATCTGCAATACCAGATACGAATGGTTGCTCACCCATGTAGTTGTATAACCAAGTCGTACCAGCAGAGAATAATGCTTGGTAATTTTCATCTTGCTCATAGCCATATTGATCTGGTCTTGACATTGCATAACCCATATCAGCAGCCATTGCTAAGAATGTTGAGATAGGTTCAAATCTTGCATAACTAAAAAATTTAAAGTTTCCATCGTCTTGTCTAATCCCTATTGAATATGCTTGATAACCATTTCTAAAGAATGCATCTCTCTCTTTTTTATTACCTGGAGCTCTACCAGTTATAATGTAATTAGAGGATCCATCAGCAGCTCCATATGCAAAATTACCAAAGGTATACATTAAACCAGCACCCGTAATTATTTTAGATGCAGCCAGTTGTCTTTTTGCTGGTCCATTAGCACCAGACAAATCTCTTCTTACAGATGGCATTAATCCAGCTAAGAATGGATTTCTTTTAGAGCTTTCTAAAAATATGTTAGTTACAGTTTTGTAGAATGGTACAAACATTTTAATAGCTGGTTCATTCATAAAACCTTGTATGTTTTTAAATACACCAGGAGGCAAGTCTTGTTGGAATGTACCTTCTAACATACTTGCTTTAACATCATTAATTACAGACACATCTGGATCTGAAATTGTTTTAATATAAATTTGCTCTGCATCAGTCTTGGATAAACCATTATTAATAGCTTGGTTCATTCTTTGAGTAGCAATTCTTTCTAACTCTACTTGGAATAAAATACCCTTCATAAATTCATCTTCAGCTACAAGTAATCTTCCAGGTACCCTTGCAGCAGTACCAATGTATTCAAACATAGTACCTAAAAAAGTATCTTCATACTTACCAGCTAATTGTTTACCAATAGAATTTCTTGGAGGTAAATCTAATTTAGTTGTTGGAGCTCCTTGTTTAAAACCTTCAACAGCATTGTCCAGGCCAAGTTTTGTTCCATACTTCAATGCTTTAATCATAGACAATACTTCATTAAACTGTACTCCATCTGGGCTACCTAAAAATGGAACCTTGTTTAATGCAGCAGCAGTTGTGTATTCAAATAATCTTAATGAGTTAAATCCAATGTTACCAACAGTATTAACAATGTGAGTAATAGGTGACATCAATCTAGAGTTAACCCAGATCTCTACCCATCCATCTACCCATTTAGATGCAAGTGATTGTTTAGCAAACTTAGATGCCTGGTCTGGTCTTAACATTAAGAAGTGAGAAGAGATTTGTTGGAAACCTTCTGCACTAAAATCTGCATTCATATTTTTAGATAACCAATCAGTTACAGATTTAGCACCTTCAATACTAATACCTAACTCTGGATTTACTTTAGTTATCTCTTGTGTCATCCTCATTTTTCTTGCACCTTCAGAAATATCTGCTGCACTTTGAGATAACATATGTCCGTATAATCTTAGGACTTTATAAAATTCTACTTTGTCTGCCTCGGTAGCTGCACCCGTAGCTCCCTTCTCTGCAATCTTTCTTAATTGTGTGTAAAGTAATTTAGTCTCAACAAGAGCTCTAACACTATAGGCTAATGGTAATGCCTCACCAGGTTTCTTATTAAATACTTTTAAATAAACATCTGATCTACCTAACTCAGCAGCTTGAGATAAAACTGTATCTACAGAGATCTTACCACCTTTAGCTTTTTGTATTTTGTCTCCAAACATTTTAAAGACAAGATCAGAAAATGCTCCAGGACTATAAACACCATTTGCATCTGTATCTAATTCTTTGAATATAAATTTAGTTGAAGTATTTTTTTTAGCCTCAGTAAGTGTACCTAGGTTAAACTTTTCTAGTAAGTCATCTACATACTTGACTTCACCTTCTTCAAATTCTTTTAATATAATTGATCCAGTAGATGGATCTATTTCTACATCACCTTCAATCTTATTTAAGATTTCTTTTTGTTTATCTAATCTTTCGTTTTTAGTTGTACCATAAGGTACATCTGTCATTGTTTTCTTTTTAGGAAGTTTAAAGAAGTTAGCAGCATATAAAGTTCTATCTTCTTTCTCTTGTAGACTTTCGTTTTCTATTTGATTTAATTCTTCTTTAGATAGAGCATTACCCTCTGCATCAAGGTTATCACTCTCTGTAGTTATTGGAAAATTATTTGCCTCTGTGTCAGCAAGAGTACCTTCTTTCTTTTCTAGAAAATCTAGATTAGGTGTACTCTCTGTCTGCTCACCTATCGATTTGTTCGGAAGATCCTTTGGTATCATTAGATGGCTCCTCCTGGTTCATTGACTTGTTCTCCATTGCTCTTCGGATTTTCGACATTACCAGTCTTGCTCTGTGGAATGCCTCCGTTGATGTCATTGGTTTTTCGGTCAATGATTGATTTGGCTGCGTCTGCGTAACTTTTTGGTTCACTCTTAACTCCTATTTTTGTGTATAATCCTTGTTCAAAATACCATAGAACAGCTTGTGTGTCACGATTATTTAATGTGATACCATATTCATTTTGTAAGGTATTTCTTATCTGTTCTATATAATTATCCATTATTTTTCTTTCACTTAAATTTCTAGGTTGATCAGCACTTGCTTTTACACCATCTTTTTTAATTGTGTAAACATTACCAGACTTTCTATTAAACCCTCTAGTAAACCAAATATCTGGTACACTCTCATCAGAAGTACCCATTAGACTTTGCATAAATTTAGAAACTTTAGGACCAAACATATCAGCACCATAGATCTCTTTATCTAGAGCTCCAGAGATAGGTTTCATTCCATATTCTTTTCTTAATGTATTTAATTCTCTTCTTGTTGTTGGAGTATCTAAGAAATCTATAAAATTAGCTAATCCATTTTGATCAATATATTTTTGTACAAATTCTAGTTGCCCTTTTAAGTGAGATCTTTGTGTCCATCCTTTTTCATCACCAACTTTTGCTTTACCCATTTTAACCAGGACATCTTTTTCTGTCTGTTTACTTAATGGATTAGTTGTTGGGATCTTACCAGTATCTAAATAAATATCTGCAATGTTTGCTGCTACTTTAAAATCAGATCCTACATTAACTCCTGGAGATGAAATAGCAGTTAAAAATACAACAAAGTCTTTAATATCCTTATTACCTTTAAACTTAGGATTAATCTCATCTAGTTTTTCCATGGCAATCTTCATATCTTTGTCATACCACCCAGCTCCAGTAATCTCTTGCTTTAATTGATAATTAACTTCTTCTACACCCTGGTTAACCATTTTAGCAAAGTCATCTGGATTATTAATATCTAGTTTAGGAGCTTGATCAAAATGATTTAAGATGTCATCAATTTTTACTTTTTCATTTTTACCAGATCCTTTTATAACTGGAGTAACACTATCCATAATTGATAAAGAGTTATAAGCATCAACTCCTTCTAATTCTGGTTCGTATTTAAATGAACCTTCATCAATTTGTTTTGCTAAAGGACCATCTGGGTTCATAGCTGCACCAGCAGAGAAATTCATTTTGTTATTTATTTCTTGGATTGCTTTGTCATTACCTTTAAATATTTTTTTAGATCCTTTAATTAAAGTTCCAAGCATTGGAAGTAATATTTCAGTTAATGGACCTAATGGAGCATCAGCAATTATACCTTTTAATTTTTCATCAAAGACTGTATCAGCATCGTAACCTTGACTTACATCTGCTGGAGTAGCTAAATAATTAAATATTTCTCCACTAATACTATTAGCTGTTTTAGTATCTACATCTAAAAAATCAGCAATAAATCCTACAAAATTAGGATCACCAGGTACTTGAGCAGTTCCTACAGTAGCTACCTCTGATAAAGTAGCATTTAATGCTTTATTTACAAAAGGCCAAACACCTTTTAATTTTATAAATCCATTAAATAATTTGTAGTATCCAACTCCTGGAGTTAAGAATTGTGTAATACCTTCTGCTAATCCTCCAGGTATAGTTTCTACTTCACCAATTCTAGGATAAACTTCATTCTTAAAAAATTCTCCAATGTCTCTTACAATGCCATCACCTTCTGGATCTAAGAGTTTCATACTCTCTGGTCCTAATATAAATTTCTCTGCACCAGCAGCAGCAAGACTTGTAATACCTTCTACTAATTTAGCTCCACCTCTTACAACACCTTTACCAATGTCTTTACCATAGACATCCATTGTACCACCTGGTTTAATTATATCGTATGCTTTTTCATACCAATATTTTTCAGTAGGCTCATAACCAGTATTAGTTAGATTATAATCTCTATCATCATTCTTTTTTTTATAGTAATCTAAAAATTGTTGATCTAACTCACTAGCCATTAATTACCACCTTGTTGATTGTACAATTCTTTTAATGCTTTAACATCAGCAATAATTATATCTAAATTATCATCACTAATATTAAAAGGTCTTTTAACTTCTTCATCAAACCATTTATCTGGAACATCTACTTTAATAGATCCACCTTCTGGAATTTTTTGTATAGATCTTAAAACATCAATTAATTTATCCATATTCTCAGCAGATCCAAAATAGTTAGTAGAGAAGTCATTCATGGTTTTTATAGTCTCATCGTGAGCTCTCATATATTTTAAAAATTCATTATTCATTAATGAGAAACCACCATATGCTTTGTTATTAGAAGAAATTTTAGTTCTTAATGTATTAATCTTAACTGTTATGTCTGCATCTACTTGTCGATCAGCAACAATCTCTTTTGCTTTAGCCATTAATTCACCAGATGAAATACCTGGGTTATTAATCATATAATCATAAAGTTCATTTGATTTAATTCTGTATCGTTCAAATGCCATATTCTTTTCATCACTATCACCAATACTAATTCTAGTATCTTCATAACCAATAGCTTTTTTCATGTAAGCATCAGCTTTAGTAAATGTAGCTGTCTTTCTTTTGTCGATTGCTAATTTAAATTCACTTCTTTGTTTAGATGTAATTTTTCTTTTTGAATAAGCATCATCAACATCTATATCTGTTAATTGATCTCTAATTAATAATGTCTCTAATCTGTCATACTCATCTGCATCTGTGAATGCACCATCGTCAATAGAAGTATCAAAGTCTTTAATTAGTTTTTCATATTCATCTTTATCAACATTTTTCATTGCATCTAAGTGTTGTTTAGCAGCAACATAATCACCATCTAGTTTTGCCTCATAGTATTTAACTCTTGTGTCTTTAATAATTCCAGTTGCATCTGCTACTCTTGCATCTTCTTTTGCTTTAATATTATCTCTAACTTCTTTAGCCCAGCTTTCTACTTTTTCTAAGTATGCCTCTTTCTCATTTTGTGGGAGACTTGCATAAATTTCTTGAAGATTTGTATTACCACCAAAGGTACCTTTCTCTGCCTCATCATACATATCGATTGCTTGAGTAGCTGTCTCCTGGACATCTGGAGTATCGTAGTATGTACTTAATACATTTTGTTTTTGTTTAATAACTTCTGCATCCCATTTGGTGCTCCAGGTATCAATATCTTTATAACCTTTAATAATTAATTCATTCATCTTAATTTGTTTCTTTTGTTTAAGATGATCATCAATACTTATTGTTTTTTCTTCATCATCAAAGTCATGATATATTTTAATCTTACCCATGTACCCATTAACATCTTTAGCAATTTCATTAATACTTTCTTGGGCATAGTTTGTAACTACAGCAGTTTTAATTTCTTTTGCTCTTTTAATACTATTACTTAAATAACTATTGTAAGAAGAGTGAGCCATAGTCGCTAACTTAGCTTTAACTGTAATAGCTCCTTCTGCATCTATATCTAAGAATGCTTGAGTGTATCCATTAACAATAGCATTTAATCTAGTTTCAAATTGTTCAGATGGCATTTCAAATGTAGTAGCCTCCATCTCAAGATCAGAAATAGCTTTAGATGCTGACATAGCCATATCAGTAGCCATGAAATTAACTTGAGCATTTCTTAAAACTGATTTGTATTTATTAGTTCCTTTAGGAAGTAACTTAGATCTTTCTGTTGGATCTGCATTTAAGTATTGACTTACAGTTAAAGGATTAGACGCAGCATATTCGTATGCAGCAATCTCACTTTCTTTTTCTACTTTACCAATAGCAAATCTTAAAGTTCGATCTATGTTTTGTGCAAGATTAGAATAACCACTAGCCTGGACTTGCTGCTCTTGTCCTAGAGAAACAGTAGGTGAAAAATACTGTGCATTAATTCCTTTGAATACTTGTCTCTTAGCCATTAGAATGGTTCTCCTTGTCCCATAGGAATATCTTTAGAAGTATCAATAACATCGGGTTTAGTTTCAAAACCACCAGCTTGTCCTATAGTTCCTATATCAGTACCCAGGCCAAAGATAGCTCCCATGATCCCAGCTTTCTTAGCTTGTTTACCAGCATTTTTTAAATTACCAAATTCTATTAATCCTAAGTTTTGCATTAGCTCTTGATTAATTAATGCAATAGAAAATTCTTCAGATCCAACTCTTAATGATGCAATCTGAGCAGTAGCAGCAGAACCTTCCATTGGCATAATTCCACTTGCAGCAGCTTTAGCAATCATCTCAGATATACTTTCATTAGTTTCTTGTAAAACTTTAACACCTTGTTCTTTTGCCTCTATTTCTTTTGATTTGTATTTTAATAGAGCCTCATCAGCTTTAGCATCGTAGTATGCTTTTGTAGCCATACCTTGTTGGTATGTTGCATATGCTTTACCTATAGATGATACTACAGCTACTATTGCCCAAGGGTTCATTGTCCTACACTCACTTTAAATTCAACTCCCAATAAAGTAAAAAACAAGGGCTGAGATTGGGAGAATGTCATCTGTCCTCGTCTGTCATAACCTAAAATTGGTTTTCTTCTTTTTAATCCAGTATAGAAATCACCAGCAGTAAAACTAAAATCACTTCCATTCAATGTTAAATTTTGTGTCAAGTACATATTTGCTGTTGCCTCTACTATTCTTTTTTTCTGTGCTAATACATTACCACTAGATAATTTTAATTCCACCGGTAAAGTTTTAATCTCTGTAGTAAAGTCTAATCCTATTTCTACATAAGATGTTGGGACACTATCTAAAGTGATTTGCCCGGAAGATACAGTCTTATCAGATTGCATAAGATCATCAGCAATAACTTTTACAGTTTCACCTTCTAAATGATCTAAACCAGTTACAGTTGTTGATCCAGGTAAAGATGCACCCGTTAATAAAACATTACTGTCTGTTGTATTATCATCATTGAATGCCTCTACATAATAAACAGTAGATCCATTTATAGTTCTTTTTATTACAAAATAAATTTGATCAACATCAACAGCTACTTTTACAAACTCACCATCAACAGTTGATAAAGATGGAGCAATAACATTTTGTCCTCTTAAAATAGAATAAGTTGCAAGAGATCCATCGCTGCCATTAACAATCATTAATAAGTCACCATCATCAGTAGATGTTGCTTTTCTAAGAGCCATGTCAGATGGAGATCTTAATAAGTGAGAAGATAATAAAGAAATATTATTAGAGATATAAGATAACTCCACATCACTAAATAAAAATTCTCTTAATGCTTTACCAGCTCTTTGAATAAATAAAGTACCACTCTCAGCACCAATAGGTTTAATACCTTCTTTGGCCCCTCTTCTTGTTGCTGTACTTACAACTAAGTTGTTTGGAGTAATAGGATCTAGTGATGCCTGAGAAATAAAAAATTCACCTCCTTTAGTAAAGATCTGTAAGTCTCTACCAGCAAACAATCCAGTTATAGCATTAACACTATCAGTTGATAGAGTAGCATCAATAGCATCATCATCTAAAGTTTCTCCAGGATTAAAATCAAAAAACCTTGCAACTCTAGATGCAAAGATTGTATTAGGTCTAGACTTAGATCCACCAAAATATAATCTACCCTGGTGAAAGGTTACAGTTCTTGGCCATCCTTTAGATGAGCTCCAGGCATCTTCATATCCACTTTCAATAAACCAAGATCCAGATGCAATAGCATCCGTATTAAAAAAAGGTATTTCAACAATAGCCTCTACTTCACTTGATGAAACATAACGAGTAATTCTTGCTCTACCTAATCCATCATTAGTCTCAACATACTGACCAACATCACTAGCAGAAAAAGATCCACCACCAGCACTAAGAGTAATATTACCATCTACTTCACTAGGTGTTAGTGAATGACCTCCAGCAGTTGTCGTAATAGTAAATGCATACTGAGGTGTGTAATCAAAAGTAATATTTGTAATTGTCCAAGAGCTATCACTTGCACCTCTAGTAATTTCTACTGGCTGCATATCTTCATGCACTACAATTAATGTATCAGCAGACTGAGCATAATCTAAAGTAGCTAAGTATGAGCTTTGAATTGTAGTAGTTAAATAATCATTACCAGATCCATTAATATTAGTTACTAATTCTTTATCTTTATAAACATACATTCTATTATTAACAAATAACATCATGTAACTTTGAGTAGTTGAAAATTCAAATGGAACCAATCTTACTCCATTTTGAGGATTGGCAGCAGAAGGTATTGTACTAATATATTCTAACCCTGGTCTACGAACAGCACCACCTTGTGGTTGGATTAAAACATTACGAGCTTTATCAAGAGCATTATAATATTGATTAATATCAATCCTAGAATTTAATAATGGATCTAGTTCTCCAGTTGTGAAGTTTGATTGAATTGTTACAGCTCTGCTCATTAGTCTCTAACATCTGTTAATGGGAAATCCACTATTGCGTAATTTGGTTTTCCTCTTCCGTCAATATTAGTTGCTTGTCGAAAATACCCACCCCTTCCATTTTCGCTTTCCGTACCCACAGCTACTTTTCTCCAATAATCAGATTTAGTTATTTGATCTGTTACTGGTTCTGCTAGATGCCATGCCATCATATAAACGAGTAGCTGAACAAAATATGAGGGCATTACTCCTTCTGTAATTGCAGAAGTTATATAATCAACATAAATAGTTTCTTCATTAGTAGCTATAGTTGGACCAGAGCCAGTATATAAAATTTCGTAATTTTGAATTGGTAATATTCTTGTAGAGCTTGAATTATAAACTTGTAATGGTGTACCAGATACAGAAGTAGATGGTAAATCATATTGGTATGACCATTCATTAATAGGTATAGTTGAAGATCTAGAAAGTTGTACTTTTGTTAAAGCAAAGGACCAGGGATATAAAGATAGTGCTTGTCTCTTAACTGTATCATAGATGTTATTACAGATAGTTGATGCATCATTACTTGCATCACTAAAAGACGAAATTGTATCTGAACCCAGTAATATTAATGCTTGGTTACAGATTGAAACATTTGTATCTCCACTTGCCATTTAAATCCTCTAATTTGTGAAGAGGCCCCGAAGGGCCTCCCCAGTATTAGTTATTAGTCTGCGTCTGCAACTGATAGAGCTGTTCCATCAGATACATCAACAACTCCACTTGCGTTACTTAAAACAGTAACTAAAGTAGAAGTTGGTACAGAGCTATCCCATACATGAATTAAATCACCAACTTTTAAAACATCAGAGGCACTATTGAAGTACCCTTCAGTATTAATGTCAGCAATCGCATCAGTACCAGGTGCTGTGTAACTCCACATTTGAGGAGCATTACCAGCTTTAGCTTGACCACCGATTGGTTGTAAGTTGTCTTTAGTATAAGCCATAATTATTCTCCTCTATTAGCTTTCATCACAAGTTATTTTAACGATACCTTCGTCATCAATAGCTACTGCACCAGCAGAGAACATTGAGTTAACTAGGAACGAAGTTTTCTCCGGAACATAGTTAATTTCAGTTTTCTGTGCCATGTTAACAGCCATACCGATTGATGATCTGTGGAACGCATAACAAGTTCTGTCATTAGTTGATAATGGTAGACCTCCTTCGTCTCTGTCTCCTAAAATATAGAAACGGAAACCTAAGAAAGTATTGATCTCACCAGAAACCAAAGCCTTCACAGTTGCGAAATCACCAGAAATTGCTCTCTCATCACCAAGTAACCCAGATAGGTTATTAGCATGAACAACGATATGTCTGTCGTCAAACGGGACATTCTTTGCGTCAAGAGCTTTCTTAGCAGCAATTAGCTTACCAACATTTAAGTTAGAGGCTGCTGCTGATCCAGAAGTCACGACTGTTTTTGCTACAGTTGAAGGTGAAGATGCTGCATCTAACCCATCAATGATAAGTTGATCCATTCTTCTACCGATTGCTTTAGATACTACTTGTACCAATTCTTGTCTTTCATCAAAGTTTACTTTTGCTTGATGGAAGATGTCCGAATACTCAGCAGCATTGTAGTCACTCATAGATGCAGTTACTTGAGAGTAAGTTACATTTAGAGGTGTTACATCTGTCTGAGGGATACGAGCAGTTGCACTTCCTTTCCCTAATTTAGGGAATTTGTAAGTGTTGCCTTGTACACCTTGTCTTAGCCTTACGCAATTAAGAAGAGAACTCTCTCCTTGATATGCTTGTTTTACCTCGGCATCGAACAAAGTTACAAAAGCATTTGTTATTGATTGTGCCATACTTTTATCTCCTTGTTTTTAACACATTAGTTTTACTTAACTTGCAGTTGTCGGGGTAAAGCCCGGCTGACAAAAATGGTGTCTTTGCTCACCAGCCAGAAGGCCATTTATAAATTTGGTTATCTTCGGCTATAAGAATAGTCGAATTTTATAAAATTATCAAGTACCTAAATTAAATATCTCCAGTATTAACTTTACCTGGAAAAGCTCTAGCAAACTGTTCTTCAACTTTTCTTCTATATGCTGGATCTGATTTGTATTTAGGATCTGCTACCATTTCATATAGTTCTTGTTTACTTGCAGCTCCATCTACATCTACTGGTGCAGTTGGAATTGTTTGTTCACCATAATATTTTCTTACTTTATTTAATGCATTAATACCATTAGCTGTTGCAGCAAATACTTTAAACTCTTCAAAGTCTTGATCAGACCATACACCTTTGGCTACTAATCCTTGTCCCCAAGTTTTAATACCACTAATAATTTGATCTGCATTTGGACCAAGAGCTTTAGCCTCTTCATCTGGATTAATACTTTCTTCTTGTGCTTGTTGTTGAGATAATGTCTTAAATGTGTTTACAAGTTTATCAAAAGCACCTTGAGTTGGTTTATTCTCTTTTGCCCAATCTAAAAATTCTTTAGCTAGGACATCATTCTCAATATCAACATCTTCCATTACAGATAAATCATACTCAGAAGGAGCTTTGTGTTTACCCATAGAAAATTGTTTTTGTAATTCTTTATAAGAATGACTTAACTCTTCAATCTTAGCACCAGACTTAGGATCCCAAAATTTATCTTCAATGTATTCTGGTTTTTCTAAAACTTTTGTTTCTTGTTCAGCTTTAGCCTCTTCTACTGTTTGATCTTTATTGTCATCTTCTAAATGAGGTATAACTGTTTCTTCCGGGTTAGGAGCCTCTTGCTCTACTTGTGGGGAAGTGTTTGCCATTAATCCTTCATTTTTATTTTCTTCTATATTTTCATTACTCATTGTTTTGTCCTTCCTATTCTAGTTTGGATTTCTCTAATGATACTGTTTTGCCCTTCTCTAGCATAACCATAACTATTATCACCACCAGGGATCCATGTTGGTTGTTGTAAAGTTTTATTAATTAGAAACTCTAAAACTTTCTTTCCTTCTTCAGTTTCAAAAGTTCTAGCAAATGCTTTGTTAGTTTCTAATTCTGTGTCTTTATTTTCATTCTTAGGTTTTACATCTAAGAATTCTATTCCATCCCAGCCTTGTTTCATGATCTAAGTTGTTCTTCTACAGCCTCTACCGGTTCTTGTTGTGTTGGTTGTGCAGCTTGTCCTGGAGCTGGTCCACCTCCTTGCATCATACCTTGAGCAGATAACATCTGCATACTCTGTTGTATAATTTGTTGTTTCTCTTCTGGTGAAGTTCTAAGTTCTGAAGGTATACCTAGTTTATCTCCAACGAATGCTGCAATAGCATCTGGTTTAACTTCAGCAACACCACCAGGCCCAAGAGCATTAGCAATTTGAAAGAATTGCATAACCTCATTTACTTCG